GTGCTGGATGACTATCTCGCTGAACACTACACTATCAGCGATGTGGGCACCCTTCGACGGCGCAAGGATGAGATCATGGCTCATATGTCTGACGATGGGCGCGGTAACACCAATCACAGGATCGGCGGTAGGCAGGTGAAGTCGGTGAAGCTGAAAAGTTAAGGCGAACAATCACTTAGATCAGAGAGGCCGGGGCATACGCTCCGGCCTTTTGCGTTGGTGTTACCGGATTTGTTACCGTGTTACCGGCTGTTACTTTTGATCCGGTAACACCTAAGCCATTGATGTTAAACAATAATAAGCATGTGTTACCGTGTTACCAGACTTTTCTATAATTGTGAGAGAAGAAGAAGAAGAAGAAGAAGGGGATATATGTATAGGAGATATGCGCAAAAATCCGGTAACACGGTAACATGGGCGGATTGCTGTTAAATATCAAAGTGTTGCGTGTTACCGGAGCAAAAGTAACAGCCGGTAACGCTTGGTAACACCACCCCGCTGGCCAGCATCCACCGCACCCAGACGTGCACAGCTTCGGCGTCGGAAAGCTCGGTCAGAGGTCTGACTTGAGCCTCATTCGATGGAAGGATTTTGTGTCCAAAAGAGCCGTTTTTGGACACATTTTCAATCGCCTGAAAACGCTCTGCCGCTTCAATCATTGCCCGAACAAACGGGTAATATAGGTAAGTGTTGCTGACTTATATTTGGGGTGCTAAGATACCCCATGGCAACACCCGACGCGCATATGGTCCCAATGCCCCCTTTCAATAACCCCCGGGGGGTCGCGGGGCTGGGTCTTCTTCTTACACACACGGCCCGGTGGCAGGAATGAAGCGGTCCACCCAAGTAAAGCGGTTCTGCAAGTCGCTGACGGTCCCCACGGGGCGGCTGGCAGGGCGTGCGGTCAAGCTGGCACCATATCAAAACCGTTTCATCGACGGGGCGTTCGCTGACGGGGTGAACGTCGCGTGCCTGTCCATCGGTCGCGGCAATGGCAAGTCTGCAATCTCGGCCATGCTCTGCGCCGGTGAATTGCTGGGCGCATGGTCTGACGCGCCTGAGCGTGAGGTGATCATCGCGGCCCGAACACAAGAGCAAGCCAAAATCGCTTGGAATTATTGCGCGTCATTTATCGCCACCCTGCCCGACGATGTGCAGAAGCGGATCACGATCCGGCGGCAACCCCGTTTTGAAATCCAATATGACGACCACAACGGCCCGCACCTGATCAAAGCAATCTCTGCTGACGGCAAGTCTGCGCTTGGGTCCAGCCCGACGCTGGCGGTGCTGGATGAGCGCGGGCACTGGCCCATTGCCCAAGGGGACGAACTGGAAGCGGCGCTGTTGACGGGCCTTTCAAAGCGCGACGGCAAGGCCCTGATCATATCCACCAGTGCCAGCAATGACATGCACCCGTTCTCGCTGTGGCTGGATCGGGATGCACCCGGCGTCTACCGCCAAGAACACCGCCCGACACCGAACCTTCCTGTTGATGATGTGGACAGTCTGGCGATTGCCAACCCCGGTTCCAAGCACGGGATCGGCCCGACGATGACCCGTCTCAAAGAGGACGCGGCGCTGGCGTTGGCCCGTGGCGGCTCTGCCCTGTCGCGGTTCCGGCTGCTGTCTCGCAATGAACGGGTGTCTGAGGACAACCGGGATGCACTGCTGGATTTGAACGAATGGCTGCAATGCGAAACCGACGATCTGCCACCCCGGCGCGGGCCAGTTGTGATCGGGCTGGATCAAGGCCAGTCGGCATCCATGAGCGCCGTGGCCTATCTCTGGCCAGACACGGGGCGGCTGGAAGCCTGGGGCGCGTTCGGCACTGTCCCGACACTTGAGGCGCGCGGGCAGGCCGATGCTGTCGGTGATCTTTATTCGCAGATGCACAAGCGCGGCGAGCTGGCCTTGATGGGGCAGAAAACCGTCCCGCTGTCGCAATGGCTGCGCCGGGTTGTCGGTCACGTCGAGGGTGAATCCGTCGCGGCGATTGTCTGCGATCGGTTCAAGCAATCCGAGATCGGTGACGCGCTGGCAGAGATCGGCAACCGCGCGCCGGTGATCTGGCGCGGCATGGGGTTCAAGGACGGCAGCGAAGACGTTGAACGGTTCCGCCGCGTCGTGTTCGACGGCAACCTGCACGTTTCCCAAAGCCTGCTGTTGCGTCACGCCATTGGCGAGGCGGCGGTGTTCGTTGATCCGGCGGGCAATTCCAAAATCGTCAAGGGCCGGTCGATGGGCCGTATCGACGCCGCTTGTGCCGCTGTTCTGGCGGTTGCTGAGGGCGCGCGGATCATGGGCAGGACGCAACATAAAGGAGGCAGAATAGCATGGGGATGAGGAGCGAATACAAACGGCACTCACGGCACGTGACGCGCGGCCCGCGTTGGAAGGCCCTGCGGATGCAGGCGCTGGACCGTGACAACTGGGCTTGCGTCCAGTGCGGCACCCATAAGCGGCTGGAATGTGACCATATCCTGCCGGTCAAGACACACCCCGAACTGTCTTACACCCTGTCAAATTTACAGATGCTTTGCGGTGCCTGCCATGCCCGCAAAACCCGAATTGAGGTGGGGCACAAGCCTCTAACCCCAAAACGCCAGCAATGGCGCGATCTGCTGCGCGAAATGCAGCGAAACCCTACCGAGCAAAAGGAAAATCACCATGCTTGATTCACTGAAAATCACCCGGCGTCAGTCGGAAATCCGTCAAGAGTTGGCGGGCCTTGTCGGCAAGGACGCCCCCACAACGGACGAAACCCGGTCCATGGAAACGCTGGATGCAGAATATCGCACCAACGAAACCCGGTTCCGGGCTGCACTGGTGTCCGAGGACGAACAACGCACCGAAGCCAAAGGCGAACTCGAAACCCGTTCCGAAAAGGAATGGAATGAGATCATGTCCGGTTTCGAAATGCGCCAAGTCGCCCTGAGCCTTGATGAGGACCGCGCGCTGTCTGGCCAGACGGCGGAGATCGTCACCGAACTGCGGTCGCAAGGCGGCTATCGCGGCATCCCTGTGCCCTATGCGGCGCTTGAAACGCGGGCGGGCGAAACCATTGCCAGCGGCGCCCCTGACCCTATTGTCACCCGTCCACTGATCGAACGCCTTTTCCCTGCGTCCGTCGCGGCGCAGATGGGCGTCCAGATGATCAATATCGGCACCGGCGGGCAGGAAACCCCCGTCACCACGTCGGCAATCTCGGCTGGATGGCAGGCAACTGAACTGGCCAACGTGCCGGGGCCGTCTGCATATACGACGCTGGACCGCCCATTGAAGCCGGATCACACGCTTGGCATCCAGATGCGCATCAGCCGCAAGACGCTGCTGCAATCCGGCGCTGCGCTGGAACAGGCAATCCGGCGCGACATGGCGGGCGCCATGCAACAAGAGATGGACCGGGCAATCTTCAACGGCTCTGGTACCAGTGGCGAGCCTACCGGCGTCTTCACCGGCGCAACGGCTTGGGGCATTGCTGAGACTGATCTGAGCGCGGCGGCAACGTGGGCCGCGTTCCGTTCGGAGGTTGTGGCGTTCATGACGGCCAATGCGGCAACCGGCCCCGGCGCGGCGCGCCTGCTGATCCGTCCTGAGGTGTTTGATACAATGGACGGCGCGTTCATCAGCGGCACGGCAGTGACCGAGTGGGAGCGGCTGACGAAATACATCAGCACGGTTGTCATGTCGCACAACGCCTTGCCTGCACCGACTGGCACGCCGCTGGAAAGCAAGGCGCTGCTGACAACCTCGGAGGGCGGTGTTGCGCCAGTGTTCGTGGGTCTGTGGGGCGCGGTGGACCTTGTTCGCGATATTTATTCCGATGCGCAATCCGGTGGCCTGCGTCTGACGGCTCTGAGCACGATGGACACCACAATCAGCCGCGCGGTTCAAACCCGCGTTCTGACGGGCATCCAGTAATGCTCTGGGGCGGTCATAGCGGCGGGCTGGAACTCCGCAAGCGGGCATCCGGCGCATTGGCGCTGCAAGGCCGCTTTCCATATAACAAGCGGGCGGTCCTCAGTGATGGGGGCCGTTCCGGCAGGCCAAGAAAAGAGGCGATTGCATCCCGCGCATTCGCCTATCGCGTGGATGATCCAAAAGAGGACATTCATTTTCTTGTCGGCCATTCCTTTGACAAGCCTTTGGCCAGCCGTGGCGCGGGGACGCTGGATCTTGCGGACAGTGACGATGCGCTGTCCTTCACCGCGACGATCACGCCTGAAATGCAAGAGGTGTCCTATGTGCGGGATATTCTGGCAGGCATCGCGGCGGGGCTGACTGTCGGCATATCGCCGGGGTTTCGACTGCCACCCAAGCGGGCGGTGCCTGAGCCTGAGCGGATCGAGGATGAGGGCAGCGATCCTGAGAACGGCGAACACAACGCCATTATCAGGACGGTTTTGCAGGCGCTTTTGTATGAGTTGAGCGTCGTGACGCGGCCCGCATATCCCGAGTCGCAAGTCGAGGCGCGGAATTGGACGGCGGGGGGCGTGATCCTGCCAGACACCGGCCTGCACCGCACCTTAAGCCGTTGGAGGGCGTGACATGATTGATCTGATCAAACAATTTGAGGCGGTCCCGGCTGAATACCCAACGGCACCGGCGGGCCTGTCTACGGCAGCGGCAGCGCTTGATGCTGCAATGATCTGGGCGCGGATTGAAGCCTACACCGCGCACCGATGGACCGTGCGGGAAGTGGTGTGGACATTGACGGGCGGCGGGGG